GAAGAAATTCAAAATGCCCAACGCGAAGCTGCAATTGCAGCATATGGATACGAAACAGCTATGCGGCGCATGGCTTTTACAGCAGAGGAATGGGCAGATGCGCAGGGTGAAGCACTATCTAGGATGACCGCTTCTTTTGAAAGCCATAAACAAGCCGCAGGGAATGCATTCAGTACCATAAATCAAAATGCTACTATTGGCTTTGATGAAATGATAGCGAACATGAACGCCAATGCGGCGGCGGTGGAAAAATGGAGTGTAAACCTTGCGATTTTGACAGAAAAAGGGCTTGACGAAGGGCTTATTGAGCAGTTACGTCAAGCAGGCCCCGCAGCAGCATATCAAGTGGCTCAGCTCGTGGGCGAACTTGAAAAGGTACCCGAACGGCTCTATGAGCTGAATGACGCTTATGCGAACTCAACATTGGTCGCAATGGAGTCCATGCAAAGGGAATTTGACCCGGAGGGTGTTGCTAAATCTGCCAAAGAGCTGATTGACCGTGTGACGTTATCAATTTTGGAAAACACCAGCATGGAATATGCGCTAATCGACAAAGTAAATGCTGGGTTTGGTGCGTTTTCTGAAACGATAGACAAAGCGGGGTTTGATTACGCAGGCTATAACATTGCAGTTGGCACAGCCGAGGGAATCGAAAGCGGCAGCATTCATGTCGAAAGGGTTATGCGGGCTATGGTGAATCGCGCCATTAAGGCAGCGGAACGTGAAGCCGACATCAATTCGCCGTCAAGGAGAACAATGTTATTTGGCGAGTATATCGTAGACGGTATGACTATCGGCATGTATTCCAAGATGGGTGAACTTGAAAAAGCCTGTAGAGACATCAGCGGCTTAGTTACAGATAACTTAACGATTGATCTTCCAAAAGTGACCGTTCCAAGTTACGCCTCGCCAAATTCGGGTGGATACAACAACGCTTTCGGATCACAATTTGGCTTTAATAGGTTTGCCAACCTCAATTTTGACGAGAACAACAGCCCATTTCAAACCACAAGGCCGATAGACAGCATAAACCGCATGACCGGAACCGACATTTACAACAGTAGCGGCGGCGCATTCCACTACCACGGCTCTCCCATCACTATTGACGGCAGCGGTTTAAGTGCGGATGAATTGGAACATATCCTTGAAAACCGCCTTGCCGAAGAACGTGCGGCAATGCAGAGATATCACCAAGATCAACGAGCGAGGGAAAAGAGGTTAGCCAATGTCTAGGATTATTGATTTGAAGGGAAAGCGAGTTGGCAGACTGATGGTTTTACGGCGTGGCGAAAACACGGCTCAAGGACAGCCGCAATGGCATTGTATATGCGATTGCGGCTGTTTTACTCTCGTACGTGGTGATCTGCTGCGAAACGAAAAAACAAAAAGCTGTGGCTGTCTAAAAGCAGAAATGTTGAAATCTGGTATGTTTAAGACGCATGGCGCGAGTAAATCGCGCCTTTATTCTGTTTGGCAAACAATGAAGAAAAGAGTGTTTGACAAGAACCGCAAGGATTATAAACATTATGGTGGGCGCGGTATTAAAATCTGCGATGAATGGGTTAACAGCTTTGACTCATTTTATGGATGGGCTATTTCCAGCGGCTATTCACCAGAGTTAACAATAGACCGAATAAGCAATGATGAAGACTACAGTCCCAATAATTGCAGATGGGTTGACATGTCTACGCAAGCCAATAACAAACGTAATAATCGGCGTGTTGCGGTAAACGGAGAAAACAAAACTCATATGGAATGGGCAAGGGAAATCGGTGGAAATGCAACGATTATCCGAGACAGAATTGAAAGACTTGGCTGGAGTGCTGAAAAAGCTATTACAACCCCGGTGAAGAAGCAAAAAAAGGTGGTGTAACTGTTGGCTGATAATCGTTATATAACCTCTCAAAATGAAACTTGGGACTCTATCTCCCTGCGGGTTTACGGCAACGAGAACCGTATGCACGTTCTGATTGAAGCGAATTACGATTACCGCGACGTTGCAGTTTTCCCGGCAAACTGCGAATTAGTTATACCCGAACTTCCAAGGGGCGGAAGGATTGCTTTTCCCCCTTGGAGGGCTAACGGTTAATGGCACAGGCAAGACGTGCCAGGGCAAAAGTCATTTACAGAGGCCGGGATATTTCACACGATGTAATGAACTTTTCCTATACGGACAATTACGATAAAACAGACGACATCACCGTGCAGCTCTCCGACAAAGAAGAACGCTGGATAAATGATTGGTTTCCCAGAACAGGCGAAACAGTATCAACAGAAATAGAGGTTTTCGATTGGAATGCCTCCGGCGATAACAGGAGTATCCGCTTGGGGGCGTTTGAAATTGATAACCCCTCATTCTCCCACACGTTCACAATGAACGGCGTGGCCGTGCCGATAACATCAAGCGCACGGAGCGAAAAGAAAAATCGGGCATGGGTGGATATAAGCCTTTCGGGCATTGCCGGGGATATATCGGGAACGGCGGGGCTTGTGTTGATGTATGACACGGACGTTGACCCATTTTACGACAACGCCGACCAAAACGACAAATCAGACTTGGATTTTTTAGAGGAACTTTGCAAGTCCGACGGTCTTTGCATGAAAGTTACTGACGGGCAGATCATTGTCTACGAAGAAAGCAAATACGAGGCAAAACCGGCGGTTATCGTTCTTCGGAAAGGTTCGAGCAACATCCTAGGACACCCACAGTTCGCCCGTAACGCCAAAGATGTATATAAGGCTTGCGAAATCTCCTATTACTGCCCCAAGACAGACGAAACCTATACTGGGTATTTTGAAGCCCCGGGCGCTGAAGTCGGTCACACGCTAAAACTGCGGGAAAATTACAACAGTGAAAGCGACGACATAAACCTCGAACGCAAGGCACGGGCGAGGTTGCGGGAAAAGAACAAATACGAGTGGATTTGTGATATTTCTTTAAAGGGCGACATTGTCTACTTCACAGGTACCAACGTAGAACTCATAGGTTGGGGAAGGTTTGACGGCAAGTATCACATAGACACTGTTAGGCACTCTATCGCAAATAACGGTTACACCGTGTCGTTGAGCTTACGCCGTTGCCTGGAGGGATATTGATGCGTGACAAATACACAGATGCTATAAGAATAGGCAAAATATCATCCATTAACCCGGAAAAAGGTACAGCTCAAGTAACTTTTGAGGACAGAGACGGCATTGTTTCACGAGATTTGCCGCTTAACTTTATGAAAACGCTTCATGATTACTATTACTGTATGCCCGACGTTGGCGAGCGGGTGCGGTGCTTTTTTGACCCCGAAGCTCCAAGCAGAGGGTATATTTTAGGCTCGTTCCCTGCTGATACAAGAGAGCCGCCCATCAAGAGCAAAGACAAGACGTACACGCTCTACAAAGACGGAACGCTTGTTGAATACGACCGGGCATTGCATACGCTGACAATCACCATACCCGAAGGAGGCGCACAGTCCATTGACATTTTTGCCGAGAGCGATATAAACGTCATGACAAACGGAAATGTCAACGTCAAGGTGGCGAAAGACATCATCGTCGAATCCGCTCAAAATATCGAAATTGAGGCAGCAGAAAACATTGAAATTAAAGCCGCCACGAATATTAACATCACGGCAGATGTGGATATTACGGTTACAGCCGAGGGTGACACGACCATCAACACGACAGGCACGACGAATATTTCATCAGATGGCGATCTGAACATCAAATCACAGAGCCCGATACTTATTGATAGTGCCGAAGTCGTAACCATACAGGGGAAAGCAACCACGTTAGCTGTGCCTTAATTTGCAAGAGGGGTTGATATAGATGATTGGCGCGATAGGTTCAAAAACATTAGATGATGTTATTATGTTCGAGGTGTCGCCCGACAGAATTTTGACGGTACAAGAAATGTCCCGTAAGAACAATGTTCGCTTTGCTGAAAACGATGTATTACTCAGAAAGCCTGTAAGCCAGTATATCGGGCCGGCACTGGATAAGATCAGTATGAAGATAATTTTAAGTATGCAATTCGGTGTTCACCCGCAGGATGAATTTAACAAGCTCGTTCGCTTACAAAGGGATGGTACAACGGTTTCGATAATCATAGGCACATCCGGCTTTGGGACGTTTCGGTGGAGAATTGACAAGTTAGATATGAGGTTTAGGCTCATAAACAACAAAGGCTTTATCATGACTTCGCCCATCAATGTTGTGTTTCGGGAGTATCCCGCCTCACAGAGGGTGGAAATGCTGCCACCACCCCCACCGCCTCCCCCTGTACTGCCGCCGGCTGTGACTGAGGCACCGCTCCAAGTAGGAGACTCCATTATCTTGAACGGGCCAGTATTTGTAGACAGCTTTGGCAACAGGCAAGGGCGGACATTTACAAACCGACACGATACAATCACCATCATTGCGGCGCGTGACCGCCCCACGCCGTACCATGTTGGCGGGATTGGTTGGGCGCGAGGCAGTGACATAACGAGAGGGTGATTTTTTGGCGGCGAACAACATCTACACAATTTTAGGATTAGACACGGCGGGTATAAACCTATTCCCGCAATCCAAGGTAGAAGAAATACTTCAAAATGTTTCTGTCCTCCTGTCAACGGTTGTCGGTAGCGTTCCTCTCGACAGAAATTTGGGGCTAAATGCTACGTTCATTGACGAGCCGCAGGCAAGGGGCATGATGCAATTAAGGATTTTCACGATGGAAACAATACAAGATTACGAGCCGAGGGTGGAAGTGTCGGAGGTGGACTTTGTGCCAAATCCCGATGCTGCCCTTGACGGCAGACTTTATCCAAGAATGGTGGTGAGAATATTAGATGAATTCCTTACTTGAAAATCTACCCGACATAAACTTTGCCGAAAAAGATGTGGCAACAATCACGGCAGAAGTTATCGCCCGATTTGAGAAAGAGTCCGGGCGCACCCTATTCCCCGGCGATCCGTTAAGGCTGCTGGCTCTCACGTTTATTTATTACTTGTCGTTGCAAAGGAGCAAGATTGACTTTGCTGGTAAGCAAAACCTGTTGAGGTATGCCAAAGACGGCTTTATCCAAAATATCGCTGCTCTTGTTGGCGCGGAACAGTTAGAGCCTCGCCCTGCTGTTACAAAACTTAAATTTACGCTCTCTACGACCTTGCCTAACCCGACAATCATTCCCGAGGGTACACGGGCGACACCGGGCAATAAAATCTTTTTTGCCACGACCGAGAGCGTGGAAATCCCGGCTGGTGAATTGAGTGTGGTTGCCCAAGCGGAATGTACGCAAGTCGGCATAATCGGTAACGGTTTTCTGCCGGGGCAGATAAACCGGCTGACAGACACATTTAGCTTTAATTACTCAGTGGAGAACATAGAGGAAACGCAAGGAGGCGCAGACTTGGAGGATTTAGAGGCTTTTCGGGAACGTACAAGGATGGCTCCAGAAAGTTTTTCAACCGCAGGCCCGTATTTGTCATATGTTTATTGGGCGAAAACGGCGAACCAGCTCATTTCTGACGTTGAGGCGAAATCCCCAAGCCCCGGTGTTGTAAATGTCGTGCCATTGCTCGAAGGCGGCGAGATACCAAGCCAGTCTATCCTTGATGAGGTATACAAGATATGTAGCGCAGACCAAAGGCGGCCGCTGACCGACCATGTAATTGTGAGTGCGCCCGAGGTAGTTAAGTTTGACATAGCATTTACCTATTACATTTCACGCCGAAATGCGGCAGTCGGGCTTAACTTGCAACAAGCTGTTTATGATGCTGTACAGGAGTATGTGTTTTGGCAAAAATCAAAACTTGGGCGAAACATAGAGCCCTCCACCCTTGTAAAAATGGTAAGAAGGGCGGGTGTGCGAGTAGACCTAAACACGGTTTTGCCCGAATTTAAGGCATTGCAGTATTACCAAATAGGCATTGCTGATATGGAAAACGCTAAAATCATATATGGGGGGTTGGAGGATGATTAAACCCGGATACCTTGGCGAGCAGCTCAATGCTGCGACCAATCTACAAGACCTAAAATTGTCCGACATCCTCCCGGAACGGTTGAAAACAGCAGATATACTTGCGCTCGTGAATGCTCTTGATATTGAGTTACAAGAAATCACAAAGGCTATAGAAGAAATAATCATCATGCCACGCATAAGTGAACAGCCTGAGGATATTGTTGACAGCCTTGCTTGGCAACTACACGTTGATTTTTACGAACCTTTGGGCCTTAACTTAGATAAAAAGCGGGCGTTGGTTGAAAATTCTCTCATTTGGCACAAGCACAAAGGAACAAAGTATGCATTAGAGAGCCTTATACGCACATTGTTCTTTGAAAATTTCAAAATAGAGGAATGGTTTGAATACGGCGGGAAGCCGTATTTTTTTCGCCTTATATCATGGGATTCTCTCAGAGAAAAAGAGCAATACAACGATTTAATCCGTGCCATATACGAGCTAAAAAATGTGCGTAGTTGGCTTGAAGGATTAAGGTTTATCAGGCAAAACCAAGGCACAATCTATTTCGGGCAGGTAGGCAGGCATACGAGAAAGTTTGAAATTGACGAAACTTCGCCGCAGGTAGAAGTGGCACCGGTAATCATGCATTTTGGAATTGCCGGTAAACACGTAAAGCGGTTCGAGGTAAACGGGACTCTGCCAACAAGATCGAAAATAGAACCAATGACCGCTCATATAGGAGTTGTTGGAAAGCATATTTGTCGTTTCATAATACCGGCCGGAGATATTGCGGTGAAAATTGAAGATACCGAAATAAGTACCGGGCTGGCAAGCAGGTATATATCAAAAACAATTATCGGTTCGTCAGAGGAGGTTGAAAATTAAATGGCTATATTCAGCAACAGTGAAGTAACCGGAAAAGGCCATGCTCTATTATCAAAAGTCCTAGCCGGAGTCTGCGAACTCAAATTCACGATCGCACAGGCTGGCGATGGACATTTTAACGGTGATGTGCTGGACTTAACCGAACTCGTTAATCACAGGCTTGACGGAAGGATTGTACATGTTCGGGAGATGGGAAAATTCACCGAATTAGACTGCATAATTACCAATCAACATTTGGCCGCGTTTATGGAGTTCAGAGAAATTGGTATCGGGGCAAACGACCCAGATGAGGGTAACATTTTATTTGCTTATGCGAACGCCGGGAGCAACGCAAGTCCAATGGGCCCGTTTAACGGCGTGTGGCTGCACGAAGAGCAATTTACTATCAGGGTATATACAGCCAATGCTACAAATATCCAAGCAGAGATAACGCCAAGCGCATTCGCTACGGAAGTAGTCTATAACAATGCCGTTTCAGGATTAAGCGCAATCAATGCACAAGATGCAATCGACGAGTTAGCGGCAATGTCAGGCCAGCCGGGCGGCAGCATTAAAGACCTAATCATAGCCCACGATCAAGACCTTAATGCTCATGCACTAACAATCAACGACCGCGAACCAATCCCGCAGGACGGCAGCGCGGGTACGGGAA